ACTTAATTAAGATTAAGCGATACCAGTTGCAGGTACTTCTACGTGGAAGCAGATGTACATTGTTTGAGGATGGTGTCCAGCCTCTACTAGAGCGTATCTAGATTTTACTGCTACTTTTGGTGACATTGTACCTTCAGAGATAGTTGAGATTGACTCAGCCATCATGTAAGGCATAAATTTAAGACCTGGTTCGTCATCACCACCTTTTCTTCCTACTAACACTCTTGTGTCTCCGAAAGACATGTTCTGATCAACGTAAACTGTCATACCAGCAAGAGAACCTACTGGATAAAGTGTACCGTTGTTCTGAGTTAACGTGTTAGTGAATGGAGCGAAAGTGAACTGGGAGATATCCTGTAAAGCAGAAGCGATTTGAGAGTTAGTAACGATGAAGTTAGCAGGTCCTCTTCTTCCTCTGTTTGCAACTACGTTAGCAGCAGCAAGGATTCTAGAGAATAATCTTCTTTGAATAGTTGATTGATTCTCGTAACCTCCAGAAGCGATTTCAGATGCACCAGCAATAGTAACTTGAGTGTTAGCTTTACCGATGTATACTTTGTTCGCACCAGCGCTAGAACCGAATTTAAGGTTTAAGTTAAGGTTAGTACCTTCGGTAGCCTTGAATTCAGCGTGGTTAGACCATCCTAAAGCAAATGCTCTAGAAAGGATGTGCTTGTTAATAGCCTGAGAAACCTCGTTAACAAGTGCGTTCTCGATCATAGAGATTACGTCGATACCGAATTGCTTGTTAAGATCTTGAATTTGCTCAGTTGTCACAGAAGCAGCAACTTGGAAAGTGCCAGCTTCTACGAACTTAGTGAATGTAGAAAGACCTAATGATTTGAAGTAAGTGCTTTCGCCTGTTCCTCTTGACATTGGATCGTAAGCTTTAGTGCCATCTACGTATGGACCTTGGAAATCTTGGTCATTAGCAAGACCAGCTCCAGTAAATCCTTGAATGTGATCTTCAAGAGTTTTAACTAATTGAGCAGCTCCGTCGCAATATCCAGCAGCTGCTGGAGATGTGAATTGGTTGTCTGCAGGAACCCAAGTACCAGAGTGAATAACTGCAGCTGCATTAACTGCATCAGAGATTGATTTACCGTTACCTAGTGCAATGATTCTGAAGATTGGAAATCCATCGATACGAGAGTATCCAACGAATGTACCAACTGCATAGCTAAGTGCACTGTCTAAATCTTTAGTAGATCCAGTAGCAGCACCAAGTAAGTAATCATCACCTACTGTTAAACCTGTAGCTGGAGAAGCTGCAGAAGTAGGAACTTTGATAAGATCTGGAGTGTTTGCAGTGTATGGAGATACAGTGTCAGTTCCAGAAAGTTTACCGCCAGAGTAAACATAGTCTAAGTATGATAATACTCCTGTAGGACCGCTCATTGGGATAACTGGAACGATATCAAAACCTACTGTTTTAGCAGCTACCTGAATAGCTAAAGGTAAAAGAGAAGGGAATTTATCGCCAGAACCAAGACCAGTTCCTGCGTAAGAACCACCAGCATAGAAGCCAGCAGGACCGCCAGATAAACCTACGTTAGAAGCAGGAGATACTTGGCCCATACCGTTTAATACGCCTAAAGAGTTATACGCTCCGGCAGATTCGTTTAGTGAGTGATAGTGGCAGTATTTGGTTAACCAATCTAACTTACCTCTATCTTGAATACCTGTTTTGCTCTCAAGTACTGGAGCCCAGGTATCATAAATTTCATGTTGATTAATAAGTTGCATTTTGTTTAAAAATGTTATTTTTTAAATCTCGCCTCCAACGCTTCTCCCAAGTTAGCGATGTATTCTCTCGAAACACCCTTAGGTTGTGGAGTGGAGATTGCAGATTCATTTAGGGATTCGTCTATTCTTTGAACACTTGCTTTAGGAACTGAAATACCTCTTGTGCTCCAGAAGTTTTGAATCTGGTAAGGGGTATCTAGTCTGTAAAACTTGCTTTGAGCAATGATAGAAGCTTTTTGACCTTCATTCATTGTTTCCCAAGCAGCTTTAATTTTTTCAGGCATTAGATCTAAGAACTTTTCTCCAGATTGATTTTGTTCAACCAGAGCTTTACCCATAATTTCAACTACTTCTTTTTCGGATGAGTAATTGCTTTCGTTTAGAGCTTTAACGACCTTTTGTTTTTGGCCTTCGTGCAGAGCTAAAAATTCATTCTTAGCTTGGTCATTCATCATGCCAAGGAAAGGATAACTTTTCTTTTCTGCTATTTCCTCTGTCTTTTGTTTATTGACAGTGTCTAATAAGTTGTCTATTTTTGAAGAGATTGCAGTGTAGTTTC